TGTCAGGTCTATCTCTTTTACCTGAACGCCTGGTGATACTTGAAATGCCATACTTTTACTCCTGTTGTATTAAAAGTTGTTTACTGTTTTATTTATAACTTTATAAAACTCAACAAACTATAATTTTAATGGAACGTCCATTGTTTTGTGATACCATCTATCCCCCTCACTATCTACAAAGGATTCTTGTTGATTTCCTCCGTCAAAAACCCCTGGCGGCAGTAAGTCGTCTTCGATTAGTTTCTGTTGTTCTGAATACAATAAGTCTTTGACTGCTGTATCCGTTAAATGAACAAAATACTCAGTTGTCACAAACCAACTGAATAACACTAAATTCATGACCATATCGTCATTATATCCTCTATCTGCTTCCCAACTATTACCTTTATGCACAAAAGTCATTAATTCCGTAATAGTATATCGGTCATTCAGAACAAGTCTATTTTCTTCTAATAATTCTTTCAGTGTAGAACAACCGATACGTTTAATCTTTCGAGACATAGTCACTCCTATGTCCTCCGCCTTTAATTGTCCTTGAACAAAAACATTCGGATATTCGATATCATAATGTAGTTGATTTGCAACTGTTCCACCTTCTGCATTATTTTCAATGATAACAACTGGTTCATTGTAATGTCTTACGTATTTATTTATAATATCAGGAAAGAGAAGAGGTGACACCATATTATCTCTATATGTGCATACTTGTTTAAATGGACTTGTTGTCACGTCTATAATAGTGAATGTAGAGTAATCCATACCCCTTCCTTTTGATACGTCTACAGTGCAAACGTATCTATGTCCTTCTTTTGGTTTTTCATATAGAAATAGATTGTCTCTATTCCATTCAGGGTCTATTGCTCTCATACCAAGTAGTGTATTACTGTTGATAAGTGTATTACCAGTTCCTAAGAATGAATTACCATATTCTTGTTCAAATTGTGCTTCTGAAGTGTTTGCAATGGTTTCTTTCTTCCATTCTTCATCTCTGCCAGGCACGTCAAACCAGTTAATAAGAAATGATTTGTATTCTGATTGTTCATGAACTGCAGACTCATATATCTTGTGGAACATATTACCCACACCATTTGCAGTAGAAGTAATAATAACCTTTGAATCTTTACCTGAGGTCACCACGGGATATGTTGCAGTATAGAACGTCTCTGCATCGTCCACAAAGGCAAACTCGTCAAGATACAATAAATTGATTGACATACCACGAATCGAACTTGAAGAAGTTGCAGCTGCGACAACTTTACTATCATTACTAAATTCTATTGACCCTTTGTTTAGAATCTTAACACCAGGCTGTAAAAAGAATGGAACAGACTCTAACATGGTCACGATACGTGCAATCATTTCTCTTGCAATTGCACCTTTGTTAGCAAGAACTGCTACAGTGACTTCGGGTTTAAATAGTAGGAACCACAATAGATATGCACAAGAAGTGATTGATTTACCACTCTGTCTACTTGCAAGAACAACACTAAATCGGTTTTCGTCATAGTGATTGATTAGATTTTCTTGGTATCCACGAAGGGTAAAGGGAACCATACCTTCGTCTAGTGATATGATTTGTGTATAATTTTCAATGAAGTGTGTAGGATTTTCAGAACACTTCAAGTATTCTGCCATTTCTTTATCGGTGTATTTTGTTTCTACACCAGCTCTCTTGATTAGATTATTACCAAGATATCCGTCATTCTTAGAATCAGTCATCTTTTTTCTTTTCTTTCTTCAAAAACTTTTGTAGTTCTGAAGTAGAACCAACGTATAGGTGATTTTCAACTTTACCTATTCTTTGTTCGTCTTCCTTTTCTAAATCTTTTAATTTCTTTTGAACGTCTATGAGTTTTTCTGCAGTATCGGCTACAGTCTTAATAAGTTGTCCTGCGACTTCATATGCACGTGGGTGTTCGGTTTCTTTGGAAAGTTCTAATATACCTTCGATTGCATCTTGACCACGTTCTACGAGGTTATAGAGGTTCTCTCTTGCATATTTGTAGTCTGTATCGATATTCTCTATCCTTGACGGGACTTTGACTACCTTGACTTCTTTTTTGATTTCAGTGTTGATATCTAATAAAGAATCTAACTTTTCATCTACTGTTTCTTTTGTCATAATTAACTGTCATCGGTTTCACTGAATGATTCTTTAGAACCATCGTCATAAAATGTCACTGTTTCTGCAACTACGAAAGTATCACTTGGTTCTACTGAACCTACAAATTTAAGTTTAGTGTTCTCTCCTAGTGTCACAGCAGAACTTAAATCTATTGATAATCTATCACTTGCAATAGAGGAAACTGTTGGATTTGGTGTTAAATTCGTTCCAAAGACCTCATCTCCTACACTTATCTTACTATTTATTGCAGTTGCAAAAGGAACTGTTGCAGTGCTAGTCACTGCAGTAGAACTAGTTTCTGCAAAGGCAGGTTCATAATGTTTAACTTCTTTGACCAATCCACTCTCATTAATTTGTGAAGTTGTGAATTGACCTGAGATATCAGTATTGATATATTCTCTTTCGACAACGTTTTTGATAACTGTTCCAGTATAAACAGGGCCGAAGAAATAAATTTTCATAGTAAATTCAAGTGTATATTCTATTACACGTCTTTCTTCAAAACTTCCTTCGTATGTATCTTCCAAACCTACAGAATTTAATGTGATTGGAACGTCCCTAACGTCTGACATATCGTCAATCATTTTCATTGTGACTGTATATTCAGGTTGGAAATATGGTAAAATTTGTTCTACAATCTGTAATGCATCAGACATATTCTTTGCAAGAACACTTAGTGTAAAGTTTAGATTGTATGGTGCTGGGTTATATTGATACCCACGATTTACTCCGTCTGTTTCTAAACTTGATTTAGAATGACGTATTAATTTGTTCTGTTGTCTAGTTGCATCATACTCAAACCCCGTTAATTCGAATGCCATTCTTGGAAGGTTGATTGAGGTGACGTTTAAATCCCTTTCTTTTGCATCTTCTGTAAGTCTTGCAAGGAACTTTTGTTTAGGGCCGTATGAAATGGGAACGAGTTGTTGTGATAAAACTGTTCCGTCTTCTTTAATCTTTTTACAATAGATATTATTGAACAGTGTTCCAAATATCGATACAGACCTTTTTATGGTTTCGTGATAAAAATGAGTTCCAAACATTAGGGTTCTCCAAACGGATTTGTTTCACTAAAGTCTAGATAATTATTATCCTTATCTTCGAAGTCTTTATTTTGTGCAACACTTCCTTCCATAGTCATTACGTCAACAATACTTGCAATCGTTCTTGTTGCACCCGAGGTTGCACCGACAAGTCTATCTCCTTGTGCAAGTGTTGTAGTGTTATCCTTAATAATGAGTTCTCTGTTTGAACCCCTGAAGTTTACAACCTCACCAACTACGACACTATTCAATGTGACGTTTTCATTTGCAACATAACTTCCTGAATCACCTTCACCTTCTGTCATAGTCATAGAAATTGTGTATGCTCTATCTTGTTCAACCAAGTCTGCATCTGTTCCAGTATCGAAGTCTTCTCCACCATATTCGAACAATGAACAACGCATTTTGAATACAAATAGTTTTCCTAACTGGAAGAATGGATTTTGGTCTTCTACGAATCTGATTTCAAACATAGAACCTGAAAGTGGGAAGTAAATTAAATCCCCTTCATTTGGTCTAAGTGAAGTTGCAAGGTTTGAATCAAGTGATATAAATCTTTCCCATGTTCTCAATGATATCACAAAGGTTGCTTCTTCATTGATTTGAACACCAAATTTAGACATGAGGTCACCCTCACCCTCGAATCCACCGCCTGGATTTTCTAAATACATTTCTACAGAATATGCATCACCGAAACGTGATTGAACGTCTTCAGTTAGAATTGAGTCTTCTTCGATTATCTCCCTAGGAAGATAGAAGACATCATGACCATAGAATCTTAACGACTCAACAACTAAATCTTCGTAAAGGTGTTGTTCAGTGTTGACTGCATGGTTAAAAAATACATTTGTAGGCATTCAATTACCCCATCATATCCATGACTGGCATTTCGAAATTCAGTCGGGATTCTTCTTCTAATCTTGTTATCTCTTCTTGTGCTTCTGTTTTCATTTGAGCTCCGTCTAGTGTTATACCACCAGGCAACTCAACTCCTTGGAATTTAGAGAGGTTCTCTCCCCATTGATACTTCACTAATGCAGTTGAATACTTTTTCAACCACATATCATTATAGATATCAGTCATGTCTGTTGGGTCTAATTTTCTATAACATTCAATAATGATATACTCACCAGCACTTAATTTACTTGCACTGTAGTCCATGTAAAGTCTGTTAGAGTGCATATTGTATCTAATAGGTATCTGACCTACTAGGATATCGTTTAAAAGTGACAAGTGTGATTGAACTTGTGAATAGTATAAAACACTTGTTGAAGTCAAATCATACAAATCATTCAATCTTAACTGATACTGGATATCAAACATACTTGAAGTTTGACCTGAATTGAAAGGGAAAATATTAATTACACTTAACACGTGTTCGGGTAGTGTAATGTAGTTTTGACCCTCACCATAAGTTTGTCCTGAGATTGCTTGTGTTCCAGTTGTAGCTGCATTATGAGTTTCATTCGTTTTGAATGAATCAATCTCTTCTTGAGTGATTTGGTGTTTTAAATATGTCTTAATAGAACCATCATAATGATATTCTCTGAAATATTGCAGTGCTTCATCAATTCTATCATCAAACTGGTCATCGTCCACGTTGATTTCTAGAACGGGAGCTCCAAGTTTTCTTTTGATATACTCTTTTAAGGCTGCTTTTGAATTCGGTTCTGACATAGTAATAAATCCTGTTTATTACTATTTATAGTAATTTTAATCTTGGAAATAAGTTTTAGATTGGATTCTATCTAATTTTTCTGATAATCTTTCAATTGAATCCATAATTCTTTGGAAATCTGCTTCGATTTGTTCTCTAGTTGCGTAATCACGTGCAATTTCTTCACGTGTTTTGTTGACTAGTATATCAAGTCTTTTTTGTTCTGAAAGAATGTTTCTAACTAATAAACCTACAGGCATTAGTATGAATGTTAAGATAACATTCCATATGATATGAGCGTCTATTACAAGTTCCATACGATTATTTATGAAATCGTAATGACTATGTAGAAAGTTTATGTATAAGTTTTCCGTTATTATCTACTTCAAAACACAATTCATCAGGGTGAAAACCTTTAGGGTCACCACCTACGGGGACTTGTTTGGTTAAATACCGAGTAGACATATTAAATGATATACTATATCTATCTTTATCAGTTTGGTTAGGTTCTACCATATGCATTAATGCACTTGGAAAAAGAAATAAGTGACCAGTTCTAGGTGCAAGTCTAAAGGTTTGACTTTCTCTTGGTGAATGGGGAAAATCTGAAACTACCTTTGGGTCTTTATCGAGTGCAACAAAGTTCCCTTCATCTCCTTCTGAATGGACATAGAATACACCACTATACCAACAACCATTATGTAAATGTGGAGCATTCCATGCACCTTTATCATTTATGTTTGCCCATGAATTTGAAATGTTTAACTGAACTTGACTAGAACTATGTCCAGTATAATTAAGTAATTCTGTATTAAACTTATGATTGATAATTCTCAATAATTTAGTAAAGATAGGACTTGACTCACACCCGTCATTTGATTGCCAACCAGTGTATTGGTTGGATATTCTTCTTCCTACTGGGTCTGTCTTTCTCATAGAGTCTATTTCATTTTTAAGTAAATCAATATAGTCTTGTTCTAGTTGACCAGTCTCTAATAAGTTGTCTTCGATACAGACATATGGAAATAATAATCTAATCATTATCTAAATCTAACTCTAATTGTTTTTCATAACCTGACATCACATCTGCAGCGTCATCAACAGCACTATGCATAGGACATTCAGGTGGTGGATTTCCTTCATTAAAATTTTTACCCTTTTGTTTGTGCATTTTACCCATTCTATAACCACCTAGTTTGTCATCTTTATCCCTAGCTGTTTGAGAGGTATCTACTTGTCTATTAAATTCGTCCATACTTTTATAACCTGAATTATTTGTAATATGACTTCTATTGTCTAACCAAGATTGGTGTTCATATGTTATATAGGTTGCCTGCCATTCCTCTCTTTTAAATGGTATGACTTGAACTAGAGGAGTTCCTTTTGGTATAACGAAGGAATGATTTACACGTGGATAAAAGATAATTTGTGCATTATCGTAATTTGTATTAAAGGTATCTGTATCTATTACACCTTGCCATGTTGCAAAATATTTGTTTTGAAATAAAAATGGGTCTAAGTAAAACGTTGAATAACCAGGCGGTGTTTTTATGTTCCATGGATTTCTCATTTTAAATGCACCCCTAACTGGTGCATCTTCATCATGTAAATATTGAAATGCATATCCCATTTGTGCAGAAGGGTGTGTAGGTGAAGGCATTTCTGTTCCTCCGTCAAACTCATGTGTTGCAACCCATTCATCATCTGTATCACCATCAAGTCTACCATTCTTCACAATAATATCTCTATTAGATAATAGATACCAACCACTCTTCAACCAATCGTCCATAGCAGGACATGAACGTATTGTTGCTTGTTTAATTCCACGATTATACTCACGGAATTTCATTTTATTCCACCATTCAGGTTTTATAGATTTTGCAAGAACTGGTTTAGAGTCCTTGAGTGTATCTTCATTAAATGTGCTAAATTCTATTGTGGGCATTGTCTAAACCAATAATTGTCTTCTACTAATCTAATTTCGTCACCTCGTATTACGATTGACTTCCTATCTATATATCGTGCTTCTTCAGTGGGTGCGTCGGCACCATGTGGTATTCTTCCGTCAAAAACCACTAATCTATTTGGTTTGAAAGGAATCTCTGCAATTTGGTGATTCTTTATATGATTTTCTCTACCATGTAAACCTTGTTGCATTTCGTCATAGATTCTCAAAGGGCCTCCCCAATGTTCTGACCATATAGTATTTGTATAATATAAAAAAGATAAATTCCATTCGTCTTCTTGCATACAATCTGCATGAGTTGTTCCATGTAAACCTTGTGTTTGTGAATTTAATCCCATGTATTGAAACCTTACCCATTCAAAACCAAAATCAGTTTGTAGTTTTCTATCTAACCATTTTGCACAACACTTAGTGTCTAGATATAGATTAATTTCGGGGTCTGTATCGGGATAATTTCCTACGTCTATCAAACTCGAATTGGTTCCCTTCATCATAGTTGCACCCCAAAATTGGTGATGAGGTAAACCTGTAGGACTATCTCCAGTGACTTGGTTATTTTTTGACCAAATATTATTAACACTAACTGCCCTGTTAACCCAATGGTGTAATTGCACAGGCAACCAATCATCAATAATATGAATATCTTTTAGTGGGAATCCTACGTCTTTTAGTTTAAAGGACTCATTATGATAAATGAGTTCCATACATTACCTAGTTGACCTAGAGTCGGGAGTGACTAAAGGGTCGGGAATTGCACCAGCATATTGTTCAAAACTCTTTAAAGTATCTTCTCTTGTTTGTTGAATTTCTGCAACCACATTTTCAAAACAAAACCATATGTTATCAAAATATTCTAATGCTCTTCTTGCATCAGAACGTCTAGGGTGATTTGACCCTTCTCTTCCAGCTACATTTGCATATAATAAATCATACATTCCATACAATTCAGAACATCGTGTTTGATAATCTAACACAAGTTGTTCCAATTGATTAATATATTGTTGATTTAAATTATATCCCAAAGGTGGTTCAGAATTTTTGATATATGTTTCAATACTAAGTCTGTCTTCTTCTGACAATGTAGTATGTTCTTGTTCGTCAAATTGTTTTCCGTCTTCCCATTTTAAAATCTTAACTTCAACATCGTCATAAACTAACACGTCAAAGTCAAAACCCAATTCAGGTCTATCTACGTTTTCAAAATCATATTGTAAACCATTTTCCTTTCGGATTATGAGTTTACTGTCTTCTGTATAAATTAATGCGTTCATACTTTATATTATACCTCAATGTTATAAAAATTACAAGTAGGTTTTTGCCTTCACCCAAATATCTAAATTATTTATGTTGGAATAATCCATACCTTTTACCCAAGGGCCTCCCCTAGTGTAGTGTATTCCAGTGTAATCCCACTTCTCATCAGGATTATCATAACCTTCAGTAAAGATATACTTTTCAGGTATTGGACTTATCTTATCAGTCCACTCAAATTGATGTAATTGAGCTCCCGTCCAAGTGTTCACTACTTCAGGTGTTAACTTCTTACAGTCTTCATGTCCATTATTGAATATCATTAATGATGACCATAACTTACATGGATAATCTATATTTACTTGTCCGTCAAATTTAGTTTCGTCATGTTTGATTTGTGGATACTTGATACATGCAACTGCATCGTCCATATTCAGATAATAGAACAATGATAGAATAGATTTTCTCCATATGAAGTCATTATCAATAAAGATACTAAACCCTTCATAGTTTTCTAAGTAGGGGATTAAAAATCTACTGTAGGTGAATTCAGTATTTTGATTTGCATATGGTCTATTATAATCGGGAAGTTTTGCAATGTCAAGGAATTTGATTTCGGGTTCCCAATGACACTCTTTCATAAGTTGACCACGGCTAGGTTGTAGTGTTTTTAGAATTGTTTTCTTATTTACTTCGTGTAAGTCACCATGGTTTGAATCATAACCTATGTAAATGTTTAAAGGTTTTCCTTTTGATTGTAAATGAACTCTCTTATTGAAATCATAAACTTCTTGTCGAAAATTTAAATCCATTAAATCATGTTGATATTCTATAACTCCATTAACGAAAGTTATGGACGTATTTTTGTGTTTTGAATTTCTCTCGTTTAACTTTTTAGTCCAATATTCCAGTGCTTCGTCACACGTTAAGGGTTCTGTATCTAATACGTCCCAAGGGTCTGTTGCAAAAATTTCAAAAGTAGGGTCTTCTAATTCTTCGTATACTTTTGACCTTATAGAGCCTGGGTGAATTCTAAAACCAAATCTATCGTCAATTTTAAATGTTGTTCCTTGAATTGGGTGTCTCAAACCTTCTTCTTGTATACTTTGAATTAACCAATGTGCTTTTGCACTATGATAATACATTGAATTTAGAGTGGTTTCAGTCTGAGGTGTGATTTCTGTATTAGGTTCAAACTCTACATAATCTTTGATTTGTGCATACTCAGGTTCTCCGTCAACTATCCTTGCACAATCCATTTGACCTGTAATTTTATTTGGTCTTTCTTTACAAGTCCATACGTGTGGTAAGAATTTTTGATAATGAACTGATTCGTTTGCGGCACCAAAGAAGGGAACAAATTTCTTCTGTTTACGAAGTTCTAAAATATCACCCCATTTAATTACTTTAGTAGGTGGTGCAATATTTTCAAACACCCATTTAAAATTTTTATATGCGTCTGACTCTTTATCAACGTCACTTATATCGTCTATAGTTCCTAAATGATATGCACCTAGGCTATACCAATCAGCACTACTTAAAGTTTTATAGTCTATAGGTTGAATAGTTGAACGGACTTCTTCTAAGGTTTTCAGTTTTTTCATAATATATATTTAGGGACGTTCTAATAAGGTCTAAACCTCATTAATATTCACCAACATTACCGCCGGGATCGAAGATTTGTTTCGCCATGTTATGTGCAACAACTCCGTCTGTATAGAAATTACCTATTTCTAATATATGGTATACTTCTTTTTCTTCACCAGTATCAATAATATCTTTTAGAACTGCAGAACCCCAAACTGATTGAAGTTTATCACCAACTTTTAGATTGACTTCATTTAATTCTTCACCATACATTTGTTCAGTATTTTCAAACTGAGGGTGAGATTCTTTCCAATATTCATTATCTACAACACCCCATGTTCCGTCTACTAGTTTGAATGGGTGGTCTTTTGTTGTTCCTAATTCTGCAACTGTATCTCCGTTTTCATTTGCAATAACGAGGTTAACAACTTTAGTAGGTCTTGGTGACATAAGTTTTTCAACTTCTTTAACAATTTGACCTTCCTCACTCCAAACTTTAATTTGGTCACCCAATACGATTGACTCAATTGGTTTTGTTGTTCCGTCATGCATAAGAATAGGTGTCCCAGCAACGAAACAACCTCCACCACCACCACTGATAAAGTAGTAAGACACTGCAGTCCTAGCGTTATATGTAAATGGATTCCTTCCACTAACAGGTTGTCTAGCATTAGCAATGTAAGGCACACGATATGTGAAAGGTGACCTAAATGCTACTGGTTGTCTAGCATTAGCAATATAAGGCACACGATATGTGAAAGGTGACCTAAATGCTACTGGTTGTTGAATATTCGCAGGATACCTTGCGTCATAAGTGAATGGGTTTTGTGCATTACTTGGTGACTGAGCATTCGCAGGATACCTTGCGTCATAAGTGAATGGGTTTTGTGCATTTCTAATATTAGGTTGTTGTCCATTTACTGGATTCTGATACGTAAATGGTGTTTGTCTATTTCTAATATTAGGTTCTTGTGCATTTACTGGATTTCTATATGTAAATGGTGACCTATGTTGATACGTAGAAGGTTGTCTTGCATCTGCAATATAAGGTTGTTGACCATTTGCAATATATGGTGTTTGACTGTTTGCAATATAAGGATAAGGAACTTGTGTAAGTTCTTGACCCGAAGCATTATTCCACCCTGAAGGTGTTTTGATATAGATTTGGTCAACTGCACTCCAAGTAGAGGAACCAGTTTTAACCCATGCACCTTGGGTCGCATTCCAACCTGTAGGTGTCTTGACTGATTGATTTCCTGATGCCATGTCTTATATTATCCTGTTATTGGTGACCCAGGCCACTGTTGTGATACCACTCCGTCCCACCTTGCTTCAGGAGTTCTTCCTTGAGTCGCATATGTTGCTGGTTGTCTATTACTATATGTAAATGGTTGTCTATTACTATATGTAAATGGTGTCTGAGCATTTCTTATATTAGGTTCTTGTGCATTCACTGGATTTTGGTAAGTAAACGGACTTCTATGTTGATACG